TTTCGATCGTATACGCCACCGATGCTTCGAAGCCACGCTACGGACGCGATCCAAGCCCCTCCAGGTGCCGTGTTGTCAATTACGCCTCTGCGTTGCCACGACGCCACGCTACCGGCTCGATCCTCAATCTTTCGGCCGTCTCGATCGTAGTATGCCACCGCGTCGAACAACTGGACGCAATCGGCACCGCGGTTGATTAGGTCGGTTCCGATCTCAAGCCAGTCGGACCGCTCGAAAAGTAGGTCGTGATCGATCCACGCGAAGTAACGAACATGCGGCCCGACGCTCGCCAGTGCCAGATTGATGAGCCTTTCTTTTTGCCAAATCGCTTGATCGCTGCGAAGATACACCGAAGCCGCGATCTCTTGGCCGCGGTTGCCGACTTCGTAGCATGTGTGACGACGCCCAAGCTTCGCGGCCCAGTGTGCGTAGTTCGCCCGCAATCGCTCTCGATTGTGCGTGTTGAAATGGTAGGTCGCGATCTCGGTAGCGGTATCGACGTCAACGCGATCGCCGCAAGTCTCGCACGTCTGCCCGCGGTAAGTGCTCTTGAGCAATGGGCGAATCAAGCACCGTTCGTGCCGCTCGCAATGGTACAGCATCGCGTTTCCTTCGCAGCCGCAATCTATCTTGCGTATCTCCGGCCCGCGATAGATGCAAGGTAGTTCAACTGTCCGGGATTCCTGGATAGTTCGTGCATCACAAGCCGCGGCCAACTCGTCACCGCTGTAGCTCTTGCCGCAACTACACCGAACCTTCGGCCCTTCGACATAGCCGCCTTTGCGGCAATTGGGGCAACGGAAATAAATCATAGCCGCTCGATTTCCGCGGTGAACGTGCCGGCGTTTTTAAATGTGTCCGTCGCCGTGTCGTAGAAATCATCGATCCCAACCCAATCAGGATCATCGTAGCCGGTAACGTCGCCCCAGGCGCCGAACATCGATTTGTAAAATCGTAGGTCGCCGCTGATTGTGTCCGCAACTCTCGGCCCGTCCCAGCCGATGCGGCTTGTGTTGTACGTGACGCCGACGTCGGTCGCTTCGCCGTATTGTGCCGACGTCGGCACGAACTCGATCCCCAAAACGGGGTGGAGGTCGCCCGCTGGTGGTGGCGATAACGCCCCAGGATTGAACGCCCCGAGGTCAAGCACAAGGCCGAGCGACAACAATGCAAAAAAGTTCGCTTCAATCGCGCTGGTCGGTCGTGCCGATTTAGCTTCGATGTTCGCGTTTAGTGTGTACGTGTAATCGTACGGAATCGTGTTTTGATAGATGTTGTAGCTAATCTCGACAAGCTCCGAATCGTCTGCCGTCCAAATGCAACCGTACTGTGTTCGGACTACCGATAGATACCACGTGCCGTTTAGCCCGCTCATGCCGGTGATGTCGGTATAGTAGCCGGACAACTCAATTGAGTGTGCATCCTGGACGCCAGAGATAACAAGCTTCGCCCGCAAGCCATCGCGATAAGCGGAGTAGTTGACCATCTCACGAACGCCTGCCGGCGTATCGAAAACGTTGGTCCCGCTATCGAGCCCGCCGCATTGACAGCACCCGCATGAACCATGCCGCGTTGTGCTTGTGAATGACCCAAGAGCTGGCCGCGGACCGAACCATCGCTTGGCCATTAGACATAACCCTCTTCGGCGTTGCACGCGGCTTGGATTGCGAAGTATTCGCCGCCCTGTGCGATGCAATAGCCCTTTGTGCCTGATGCCATGCCCATGAAGATGGCTTCGGGATCTTTAAGCGTCGCACCGCTGGCGAAGGTCGTGCCTGCCATCGTCTTAATTGTCGCTGTGACGCTTGTGCCTGACGTGTAAGCCGCGGTCGTCTCGAAGCGATAGAGCGTTGCACCGCCACCGCCGCCACCGCCAACCGGTCGCCGCCCTTCAATAATCATAGCCCGGCCGCCGATTAGCTCCGCCAAGCTTTCGGCGTCGGTCAAGCTGAATCCGTATGTCCGCTGATCCTTTGCCATTAGGGCTTTTCAACTCCGCTGACAATCGGACGAAACGCAAGCTTGTTCGTTGCCGTTGCGGTTCCCAGGATTGTCGAATAGTCACTCGATAAAAGATCGCCGATGGGTGCGATTGCTCCAGCGGTGCGCGAAACAATATACGTTTCGCCAACGGCTAGCGTAGCCCCGACGTCTATGTCGCCGCCCGCAAGCATGTAAACCACGTCTTGGTCCGCTGCCGTTGCTGGTGTCAAGATCATGGCCCGACAATTGGCCTCGGCCGCTGTGCCGTCCGATTGGCATCTTAAAAGCTTGCCGGAAGTGTCAAAGTAAGCCGGATCCGCTTGCGACAATGCGCCGCCGCTTTTGCCCATCGAAACTGGGCCGGCACTCATCAGCTTTACGTTCGCCGCTGTCCTTGATAGATCGGCCATGATTACCTTAAAAACGTGTTGAAATCAATTGTCGGGAACTTGTCGAAGACTCGAATTGCTGGTGCAACTCCAGCAGTTTGTTTTGCACCGCTGCCGTTTAGACTGCCTTCAATCACTACTTCGTTAGGAGCGGTTCCAACAGTGTATGGTTTCTGCACTCCGCCGTCTAAATAAACCGTCCCGGTATCAAGTCGCTTGTCCGTCCAGTCCCTCACGTTGTAGATGATTCGATACTGCGTCAGCCTGCGGAGCCTCCCGTAATAAAACCCGATCACCGAAGACGTTATCGTACAAAGTAGAGTCTTCGCCGCACGGCCTTTAAAAACCGTAGAGTTGACAACCTCGTCCCGCGTTAGCATCTGCTCATCCGATAGCGATGCCGGTTCAAATTGGAAAAACTCCCACACCGGCAAGTATCGCGTAAGGATGATGCCTTGCGGAAACGTCTGCCCCGCAGAGTTAACGATCGCGTTGCCCGAGGCGTCCGTGAAGCTCGGTTCCTGAACGCGTTCTTTTTTTAGCTCGTAAACCGGCACCCATTCTTCCGGAAATTGCGTATTCTGCGATTGCTCAACCTCGCTGCTAAATTCCGCCGTTACCTCCCACAATCGCCTGTGCTTTGGTATGCGATCCGCCCCGAGTGACTGGCAAATCATTAACCCGTCATCGGTGAACGTTGTCATCGGAATCGGCAGCCCGGACGTTAGCAAGATGCCGCTGTACGGCGGATCGTCGCTATCGGCCTCGACTCGATAGCTTTGCGATTGACGCCAAACCGGCCCGCCGTTTTTTATGGCTAGCTCGACGCTCCCGCTGATTGTTTTTCCTTGTAGCGTGTGTGCCATTATCCTCTACCCGGAAGCTTTTGGACTTTGTTTTCGACAATGGCTTTTGTGTTCGCCTTCATTTCGGCAAGCAGTTTGGCCTGTGTCTCGGCTTGCACCCGCATGATCTCAATTTGCTTTTGAGCTTCTGCGATTATCTCCTTATCTCCGGGCGGAATGTCGACCGGTGCCGCGATGCCAGCGATGAGTGCGTTCGATTGTTCGGCAAGAAAACGCATGGCTTCGCTGCTGCCAACCTCGAAACCGCTCGGACCTTTTGCGACGGCCGATCGCATTTCCATCTGCTTTCGCCGCTGTTCTTCAAAGTGACGTTTTGCCGCCTCTAGTGCTTGCTGCTGCGTCCGCGTCAGTTCTTCTTCTTGCTGCTTGGCTCGCTCCCTCGCCTGCCTTATTTGCTCCCGTGCAAAATCTGCGGCCTTCTTTGCCGCATCGGCCAGCATCTTGGCAAGCTCTTCTTGCCGCTTCTTGGCTTCCTCTTCGGCTTTCTTTTTGTCCTCTAGTGCTTTGATCTCTGCCCGCAAGTTTGCCAAGACTTCTCGCTGTTGATCGCTGAATCCTTTCGATGCGTCCTGCAAAGATTCATAAGCTTCTTTGCTCATTGCCAGTTCGGCCCGCTGCATCATTAGCGAGTGAACGGCGTCTATGTAGGACGCATTTAGAGTTGCACTTCGCTTGATTGCGGCGTCTTCCATTTTGGCGGAAACCAAAGCCGCCGCATCGCGTTCCTTAGCCGCTGCGATTGCCATGCTGACGCTGTCGGCAAGCCCTTTAAATGCTCCCGTCTGTGCGATTACAGCGGCCTTACTTGCTTCCTGAACTGGCACTGCCTCTTCGGTCGCGTTCTTGAGGGTGACGTATGCCGCCGCCGTTGCCGCTACCGCACCGGCGATGATCGCCCAACCGGCTGGCCCAGTGAGAGCAACCAGGAACGTTTGGGCTAGCGCTGCCGCCGTTACTGCGGCCTTTAGCGCAACAAGCCCTTTGGTGATCAGAATCACGCCGGAATACGCTGCCACGAAAGCTAGGCCACCGGCGATAACTGCACGGTCTAACGCTGTGAAACTGTTGACGGTATCGGTAACGTATCGAATGCCTTTAGTGACTTCATTCAGAAACGCCGTGAACGTTGGCAAAATGTTTTCGCCGATTGCGATTGCCAAGTCCTGTGCCGCTCCGGACATTTGCTGATAGGATCCGGTAAAAGTTTTGGATAGCCTGTCGGTCATCCCAGCAAACTTGCCAGTTCCGGAAGTTGCATTGATAAGTGCCTCTTGAAGCAAGCTGAACGGGATTTGCCCTTGCTCCATTTTCTTAAATAGATCGGAGATACTTTCGCCCGTAAGATCGCTGATCGCCTGCAATGCTCCGAATCCTGCCTCCTTCATTTGGTTAGCTTCGGTGGCCATCAATCGGCCAGCGGCATTAGCTTGGCCAAACGCCAATGCAAGCCGCTTGAATGCCTCTTCGTTGCCGCCAGTAACGTCGGCAAGTCGCTTGGCCATGTCGACGGCCTGCTTACTCGACACGTTGAACATCAACAGAGTCTTAACGCCAGCCTGTACGCCGGTTAGCGACAACGGAGACGCCGCCGCAAGCTTCTTCATGTCGGCAATAATCCTTGCCGCTTCGCCTGCGGATCCCGTTAGCACTTCAAACTGTATCGCCGCCGCCTCAGCATCGGCCGCGATCTTGACGATAGAGCGTCCGGTCTGTAGCCCAATATAAGCCGCTGCAAGTCGCTTCACATTGGCAAGCATTCCGCCCATCGTCGACTGATCTTTTTTTCCCGCTTCATCTTGCTTGCGGATTAATTCGTCATAGGATTTTCCGATCTGCTGGACGCCGCGGATGTATTGCTCTGTGGTGATCTTGTTGTGGGAATACGCCGCGTCGAGTCGTGTCAACGATTGCTGATAGCGTTCGATCGGTGTTTTCGATGCCTCCATGACTTGGTTCACGGTTCGCATCGTCGACGACATTCGCTTGCCGGCTTCGTACACCTCCGAAGCGTCGGTGGCGATGCGGATATTTAGGGCCGTTATGCTGGTTGTCATTTCCTGCCCCATTTAGCCGCGAAGGCTTGCTCCGCGGCTTTAATGCTGTTCGTGTTCGTTGGTGCTGCCGGCTGGTGCCAATTTGCCGGCATGAAGTCGGCAACCCGCAGCGGCGGCTTAGGCTTAATGCCATTACTTGCCGCGATCGTTGCCCCAAGTGCGGACAACTGCGCAGATTGAACCGCATCGCGTTCGCACTCCCTGCCCCACGGCTCCAGCATGTAAAAAGCCTCCCAAAACGCTAGCGTTCTTTGCGAGACGTTCGCCAACCACGCCTCCGGATCATCAATTCCGAGCCCTAAGCAGACTCGACCGGCGAGTCTTAGCGTAGGGCTCATCGTTAGTTTCCCAGCATCGCCTCAACGGTTACCGCGTCCCTGTCGGTTAGCCGCCTTGCCGCCTGTGCGATCTTTTGGAAAACGCCGCCATCAAGCTTTGCAAGCTCTCCGGCTTCGTCGTCGGTTAACAGCCGATTGCCTTGATCGTCCACAAGTGCCATTGCTACGTAAAGACGTTCGGCTGCCATCAAGCCCGCTTGTGATACTTGACCCTTTTTGTCAAGCATCATCAAATTGTGACGGGCTATCTCTTCCTGCGTCAGGCTTTGGATTCGTACCTTTGCGCCGTCGCCTAAGTCGACAACGTCAAAGCGTCGATTGCAAAACCCCAACAATTCATTCTTCGTTAGACTCATCGTTTTCCTCTGCTTGCTCCGGGTACAAAATGCTCGGCGGTACTGACTCGATGCGGCTTTGTCTTTCGCCGCGGATCCGCGCCACCTCCGCACAAATGGCGGCTCGATCCACTTCATGAAAGTGCTCAAAAAAAGACACGTGTTTGCCCTCCTTCGGCACCCATCCGCAATGGGATCCGTTGACGACCAACGCCCACTGCGGAAACTCAATTGCTTCGCCGGTTAGCGAATAGCTCGCCACGTGCGGAAGTAGTTCAACTGTTAGCTTGCTCATGTGTAGCTAGGCCCTGTCGCTCCATCAAGCTTGATCGTCAGCGTGCCCTGACTGATCTGATTGTTAACAAAAGTCGGGTAGCCCTTTTCGGTAACAAAGCCGGTTCCGCTTAGGCTGCGTGCCGTTGTGGCCGTTCCGTCTTTGGGAAATGTAAGCGTCCACGTATCCTTCGCCCCGATTGCTGGCGGGTTCGTGTTTGTCCAATTGATTGTGACGCTGATTTCTGGCGTGTCGGCCATGTCGCCGACTTGGTAACGCATGAAAGTAGTCGTTTGCCCAAGCGTCGAAATGTCGAGGGCTTCGATTGACTCGCTACCGCCGCTGATTTCGACAATGTCGAGTGCTGCGGTATAAGTCGTGCCCGAAAGGGTTGCCCCACGTC